GTCAGCAGAGTGGCGAGACGACATTATTCGACCCTTCCCTCTTGACGCCTCTGACATGACGGTAAGCCTGTTTGCTCCAATCTCAGGTGGAACTATTGGCTACCCTGGCGGGATGCGCGAGGAGGGGCTCTACAAGAGCGGCGGGACATGGCGCTGGGAAAGCAGAACGGCGACTAATCACAGGGAAGAAGTACGTGGCATCCCTGAGACACGCTCCGCTGAGGGGATGGTCATTGGCTCAGCATGGTTTGAGTTCGTACGAGAAATTAAGAAGCAGATTCAAGATGGGGCTGTACAGACACCATCGTTCTGGTGTATCATGGCGGTAGAGGCGACGGTAGAAAACCTTCGCTCAAATGGGCTTCGCCCACGAGTAGTCTTCTGGATGGAGGGAGAAAAATATGTCTGAGATTTGGAATGGCGCTGAGCAATTGCGAGCGCTTCTGGTCCCCGTTGACCAACTGGCAAAGTACCCAAACAATCCGCGCCGTGGTGACGAGACAAAAATCCAAGAATCGCTCACCCGATTTGGGCAGCAGAAGCCTATTGTAGTTGCCAAGGAGACTAACTATATCGTCGCTGGCAATCACGTGTTTGGCGCAGCAAAGGCGCTTGGCTGGACGCACATTGCGGCGGTAGTCACAGACCTGTCAGACAAAGACGCTAAGGCGTACCTGATTGCAGACAACCGTATGTCTGACATTGGCGACTACAACGACTCTGCGCTTGCGTTGATCCTTGAGGACCTTGCAACAAGCGGTCACCTTGACGGCACAGGCTACGACTCAGACGACCTTGATTCCCTGCTTGCAAAGATCGAGAAGCAGACGGACGACACCAAGGAAATGGCAGACCAGTCGCCAACTGCGGAAATTGTTTTTGACGACGAGGAGCAGCAGGATCTTTGGTTTGAGTTTGTGAAGTGGCTGAAAGGCAAGTACCCAGAGTACGAGACGTTCGCCGCACGCCTGACCCGCTTCATTGACGACTCCATTCGTCCGTAGAGGCGCAGATGCGCTACAGGGACATTCGTCTTAGCGAATCAGAGGTTCGCCGCTGCGTTGACTGGACTGCGGAAAAACAAGCATTCAAGCAAGACCATGAAGTTGTAGACCAGTGGTACGACCGTAAGAGCACTTCCTCCGCAGTCGATCTGATGGGAAGGCTTGGAGAAATTGCAGCATGTCACGCGCTAGACCTTGACTGGGCGACCGCGCTCGATTGGGAGATCCGCCCAGGTGGAGATACTGGAATCGACTGCTTGGCGTACGGGTTCAAGTGGGACGTCAAGACATCCACATTGGACGAATTGATTTTCAACAGCAAGAAACACTTCAAGGCGGACATTGCCATTCTTGTGCAGTTGATTGGCGACAGGCAACATCCTGAGGCGCAATCCTCTATTTGGCGGGTGTGGGGCGTGTGCTCAAAAGAGAAATTCATGCGAGACGCAGCAGAGCACATTTATGGAGAAGGAAAAGATGAGCGTTCCCGCGTAAAAGTTAGCAATGAGAAATTGACCCCATTGCAGGGATTCTTCGACCACATCACAAAGAAGATTTGGAACGATGGCGAGATTTCGTAAGTACATTGACAGCAGTGTCATTGAAGAAGCGAGCAATCGCATTGCCCACATCTATGACGTCTTTGACACTGTGGTCTACATGTTTAGCGGCGGAAAAGATAGCCTTGTCTGCATCCACCTAGGATGGGAAGAAGCGAAGAAGCGTTACGGAGAAGACGCGGTAATCGATGTCGTGTTCCGTGACGAGGAGTTAATCCACCCGTCCGTCATTGACTTTGTCAACGAGTATAGGAACAAACCATGGATCAGGATGCGGTGGTTCTGCGCCCCCCTTGAGAACGAAACCTATATTCTCACTGAGCGATCCACCTACTGGGCATGGGACCCAGATAGGGAATGGGCTAGACCAATGCCAGACTGGGCAGAAAAACTAGAAGGCTTCGATGGTAAAAAGGTTGACCAACATAGTCTTGATGCTTACATCGCAAAGTCCTACAGGGGTATGGTTGCCTTCGTAACTGGAATCCGCGCTGAGGAATCAAACATTCGATACCGAAGCGTCGTTAATAAACTTCACGATAACTACATTACCGCGCCAACGGTACCATCTGGCGTGCCGCAGCCAAAGCGCGTACGCATGGCAAAGCCTATCTACGACTGGACTGAAAATGACATTATGAAGTGGCTTCATGAGAGTAAGATTCCTTGGTGCCAAATCTACGACGCACAGGCAATCACTGGGGTAAAATTGCGCGTAAGCACGCCGCTACATTTCAGCAGCGTGGCAAAGTTGCCAAAGTTAGCGCAGACAGACCCAGAACTTTGGGAGATGGTTTTAAAAGTATTTCCTGAGGCGGTATTGCAGAAACGGTATGGAAAAGACTTCGACACGGAAGGAATGATTGCTCCATACAGGGAGAGGGGCTGGGAAGGCGTTGCCGCATTTATTGCTAAGAGGTTCTCTGACGACAAGGAGAGCAGAATCCAGGCAAAGAAGCGGCTTGCTGAGTTTAAGACGCTATCTGACAAAGACCCTGAGTCGTTTACCCCAGACTACTTGCTAAGCGTACTTGCCCATGGTAGAGTAGATACCACAATCCTGAACAACCAAACCGTGCGAATGAAGCGTCGAGCGGCACTGTTAGCGGAGAGGGAAAATGGCTGACCCAATTGATCGCATTGAATGGCGCAACGCTGGCGAGTTGAAGGCTAACCACTGGAACCCCAACAAGGTCTTTAACCCAGAGTTGCAGTTGCTGGAGACAAGTATCCTCACCAACGGATGGATTCAGCCAATCTTGATCACCCCCGCTGGCACAATCATTGACGGTTTCCACAGGTGGATGCTGTCGAGGGAGTCAAAGGAACTTAATCGAAAATACGGTGGTCTGGTCCCTTGCGCGGTTATGGATATTCCAGAGTCTGACGCAAAAATGCTGACGGTAAGAATCAACCGCGCTAAAGGAGAGCACGGCGCTCTGTCCATGAGCGAACTCGTGCAGAGCCTCATTGATCAGGACGGAATCGACCCAGATGAGGTAGCACGACAGATTGGTGCCGCTCGCAGCGAAGTTGACCTTCTATACCAAAACAACGTATTCAAGCAACGCAACTTGGCTGACTATCGCTACAGCAGGGCGTGGTACCCCGTTGAGGTAAAGCGCGGAGAAGAAGAGCCAAAGAAGCCAACTGACGGAGAGTGGGTTGCAAGATGAGCACAAAGTCATACCAAGAGTTTGTAAGAAGCACGAGCGGCGCATTCTCTTCCCTTAACGAAGAACAGGGAAGGATTGCAGCGGCGGCACTTGGTCTTGTAGGGGAGGCTGGTGAAACGTCTGAGGTCATTAAGAAGTACTTGTTCCACGGGCACGACCTGCCAAAAGAAAAGATTGAGAAGGAACTGGGAGATGTCCTCTGGTACGTCACGGAGTTGTGCAACGCCCTAGACATTACCCTGGAGAGCGTGATGGAAAAAAACATTGAGAAATTGAGCAAGCGCTATGGCGGAGAGTGGTCTGCGCAGAAAAGCATAGATCGAGTTGACGTTCTAGACGGTCAAACCTTGTTGTTTGAGGAGCACACGTGAAATACGCCCCTACCGCCAAGGAAAAGTCTATTTACGATAGGCATGGTCTGGTCGTTTTGGAAGATTTCCTGGACCAAGATGTCTGTGCGAAATGGGACTTGTCTTTGCGTGACGCCAAGCCAGAGCAGTTTAAGAGCGACCAAGGGGTCACATCTGGGGGATTCTTTGAGGCTGGCAAAAACCTTTACAACTATCTTGATACCTATGCGATTATGGAGGCGTGCCCAGAGATTGTAGATTTCTATGCGGGAAACGTCGCCTGGCTCAGGAACTTAACTGACGCAGAGGTGGTGAAGAGCAACTATTTCCGCAGCGCCATCACGGCGGTTCAGTTTGAGGCTGCGGGATCTACGCAGTCGTGGCACAGGGAATCAAACCCCGTGACGGTAATTGCCTACTTGACCAATAATCCAAAGCAGGGCGCCATCGAAGTTGTCGACAATGAGACTGAAAAGTCTGTATTCCTGTATCCAAAGAAGGGGAGGGTCGTTGTAATGAACGGGAGATACGTCCGCCACCGCGTACACGCAATGGAGACGGCAGAGCGCCGCGTGTCGCTGGTATGCAACTACTACCTGAGGGGGGACCATGGTCGACCAGCAGACGCAGATGACCATATCTATGGCGCAGATGTTTAAGTGCACATCTTGCCTAGCAAGTTTTGACCCATGGGCGGCACAGGTGGCGAAGTTTGGAAAGAGTAAAAAGATCCTATGCCCACATTGCAAGGAGTGGATTGAGTACGGAAGGGTGACAAGATGACAAGCGTAGCAAAGCGTCGAGAACGAAGACCAGTGGTGGACATGCGGTTTGACTCCCAGGAGCGAATTGATCTCTGGAGGAGCACAGGCAAGTTCCCGCAAATTCACGACACGCTATTCAACTATGTTATTTCACGAATGAACGGCGATGTTGTGCTTGATCTCTGTGGGTCAACGGGGCTTCTTTCCCGCAGATTCATAAGTGCTGGAATTCCAGCGGTCGGAGTCGAGGGCGAGCAGGAGTCTGTAGAAAAAGGGGTTTGGGGCGAAGACCAGCCAGTCAAGCATATGTGGATTACCCCTGAAACCGTGTGGAGCATTGCTGACTGGATGAAGGAGCATAAAGTTAATACAGTCGTAGCGCGACGCTGCATTAGCGAACTCATCCCAGTGTTCCCTGTACTTGGCGAAGTGTTTATCGCTGGCGGAGCAAAAGAGATGTTCTTAGAAGGACGCCAGCGGGTTGCGAAGCCAACGCACCCGTGCCCAGACATTGAGCACGAGATTATGCCATTTATTGGGGAGTGGGAGGGCTGCAAGCCAACCTGGAAATTAGTGCATCGCTACAAGGAATGCGCGCACCTTACCCCACTTGACAAGGGGGAAACGGGAGCCTAGTATTACGCAGATGCCACCGTGTTGGGCGGAGGCGCAATGATGGGAGTAAGTATGCAGTACGACACGTTTGGTCTCAGGCACGGTCAGGGATGGTACAACGGCTACACGCCTAACGAGCGAGGCAAGGTTGGTCGCTGGCAGAACAAGCAGTACGCGGCGGGATACCCTAGACCAGCAGAATGCGATTCGTGCGGTCAGTCGCAAGGTCTTCTGTTTCATCACTGCGAAGACTACGGCGAGCCATACGGCGCGCACATCTGGCAGTTCCCCCTTTGCTACCGCTGCCATATCATGCTTCATTGCAGGTTCTTTGCGGGTGATGCATTTGAGGAGTACGTGAAACTTGTTGAGAAGGGCTATCAGTTTTCCGCTATGCACACAATGGATTTTGGAACGCTAAAGCGGGATCACATTGCAAGCCCAGGGGCGAGGATTGCCAAGTATCGCATTGTTGAGCCAAAGAACAATAACGTTTTGGCAAGATGCGCCGCTGGCGAATGGACCCCTAAGAACATAGATGAACTTGTTAGAGAGGGAGAGGATGCGCCAAGGATGAGCAAGAAAGACGAGACGCTATGGGCGGTCACTGGATAATGCCCACCTACGATTACGAATGCAAAAAGTGCGATGTTGTTATTGAGGTGTACAAATCCTTCTCTGACGACACTGGCGTAATCTGCGAGGGATGCGGCTCTTCCATGGAGAGGAAGATCTCAGGGGGGGAGAACATCGTCTACAGAGGTTCTGGCTGGGCAAGGAACCAGAAACCAAACGAATGACAGAATGCGGTCACCTTGCTTGCCACCAGTGCGCATGGAATGCGTTTAACGATGCCGTCGCGCCGTACTGGAAAATTGACATCATTGTCAGAAACCCAAGTGACGGGTCGTGGAAAGTTCGCGCCTTCGCTACAGAGAACCTGGACTACTCCGCATGGAGATTGCAGTTAGGAAGGGAGCGATACCTCTACGCTGAGGCGGATCTTATTGGAACTGCAATTACCCTGCTAACAAGAAAAGCGGAGTTTGAGATGCTGCTAGATGGCGAGAGGGCTAACTAAAACCTTCTGGCTGATGTGAAATATAGGGAGACAGACCCTACGTCTGCTGCATACACCAGCGCATCGACAAGGTCGTCGTGCTCGCTGTTTGGGAATCCCATCATCTCCCTTTCAAGTTCCTGGAGACCTGGGGCGTTCCTGAGATGGAATACCTTGCCTGCCTCATACCTTGCGGCAAGAGCGCGGCTACGGCTTACCTTGTCCTTGTCTGGGCGCACTGCACGCGCTGGAAGGCGAGTCTCGCTCAGCATCTCCCTGACGAATGTGCTCTGGTGCTGGACCGCTTCGATGTTCAGCATCTCAATAGCCCTAGGCTCGTCAGTCTGCTGAACCCAGTTTTGACCACGAAGCCCAAGAAGAGATGCGCTCCATGAAAGTTTTGGGCTTGTTGGATCGTCCATTAGACCACCAGTCTTCGAGATACCAGTAAGCCACTGCCTGTGACCTTCTTGCATTCTTGAACGATAAGACCCAACGATGTAGATGTTGTGGTCCTTATCTTCAATGATCTCGATTGCGGCGGTGTAGTCGCTTCTTTCGCTGGTGCTTGCGGCAAGGTCAACGCCAATCCTGCGTACGCCCTCAGGAACCTGATCGACGTATTGAAACCACTCATATCGAAAGATGTTTCCACCCATAGAGGTGACGTCGTTCTGGTATTGGAGCATAAAGATTGGAGTTCCAAGTTCGTCTCGCTTTTTCTGTAGTTCCTCGACCGTGTACATCTTCTTCCAAAGCGGCTGACCGTCTTCAATTGCGGCTCGCTTGAGGGTTGGAATTCCCTTACGAGTCAACTCAGCGTAGAAGTCGTCTTCGTGCCACCGCGTCCCAATGTACCAACGCTTTGCCCCAGGGACAAGCATTGGGTCGATAACCTGCCAGTAGGTTTCGCTGGCTTTCTGCCTTTGACCAGGAGTTGCATTCTCTCGCATGCCCACCATGTCGTCGCAAATAACAATATCAAGACGTGCTCCTGGCTTGATCGACGAAAGACCGTCAGAAAAGCAGGTGCTATCTTTCCCTAAATTGACGTTCTTCACCGTCCATGTCTCGTCAGTCCACTTAGAGCCAACAACTCCATCTTTTGCCCATGGAAAGATTTCAGCAAACATTGGGCTTTCTACCAGATTCTTGATTGCCCTTGATCGAGACATTGCCTCAGCCATAACCGCCGTGATTACGCCAATGCGAACCTTTCCTTTCGTGACGCCAACAAGGCGAGCAGCGCGGTGAATAAGCATTGTGGTCTTTGCGTGACCTCGCGGCATGAGGACAAGGGCTCCATCGTTCTTATCTAAGAAGTCTTCCATCCCGCGCAGGTACGGAGGAAAGACCAGATTGCTCATGTACTCAGCAAAAGCGGCATCAGATGTGGCTGCCTTTCTACGCAACCAATCCCTGTACTCCCTATTACTGAGAGTCTGTTGCGTCTGCTGATTCTGCTGTTGAGGCAATCTCGACCACCTTTCCTTCTACGATCTGAGCCTCTAGGGACTCAGCCCACACCCTCATGCGCTCCGCAAGGTCGCCGTCGCTCAATGCATCAATTGCGTGCTCAGATGACATCTCAATGGCGCCGCCGTTCGCCCCCGTAAGTTCAAGCCTGTCCGCCACATACGCTCCAGTCAGTTTGGCAATGCGGTCAAGACCCTCAAGTTGCACCTTCAAGAACGCAACTTCAGTAGGACCACCTCGCGCACGGGCAGCGCCCGCAGCAGCCTGCCGCATGATGTCTCGCGCTTTGGCAAGGAGTTCCGTGCGATTTCCGTCATTCCCGCCAGGATTCTGCGCAGCCCACTCTTTGCGGATGGCAGAAATGTGTCTATACACAGTGTCTAGTTGGAGATCCACGGCAGAGGCAATCTGGCTGGGCGGCACGTTAGCCAGCAGCAGCCCTGAAATCTTATCTCGCAGGGCAGCAGTTTGCCCCATAGGTCGACGACCAGTTTTAGCCATAATGTGATTATACACCACGTAGAAGCAAAAGTGTTGAATAACGTCCTACATACAGTAAGATACGTGCATGTCTGACCAATACAACATTACCGCGGAGCAGGGATCAGACTTGTCCTTCGTGTTAACTTATAGAACAGCGGCTGCGGCACTCGTTAACCTTACGGGGTATACCGCCAAGATGCAGGTCAGAAAAAACGCCAGCGCCTCAGCCGCTTACATCTCACTCACGGAAACAAGCGGAATCACCCTTGGCGGGGCAGCGGGGACCGTCACCCTGCTAATCGATAGCGCTACTTTGCAAGGGGTTCAGCCAGGATCATACGTCTATGATTTGATCCTTAACAGCGGGACAGGAACGGAGCAAAAGTTGATTACAGGCACATTTGACATTGCTGGGGCTATTTCTCGATGAGCCCGCTAGAGATTAACGCACCAAATCTTAATCTAAGTATTACGCAGAGCGTCCCAACAATCACGACGTCCGCCAGTGTGGCAATTGTTGGATCTGAGACCTTTACGTTCAATCAGGCTGTCGCAAGCGCAACTTGGGTAATCCCTCACAATATGGATAGGCACCCAGCAGTCAGCGTGGTTGACAGCGCTGGTACCGTGGTGTTTGGAGAGGTTACCTACGACAGTGCGAACCAGATCACGGTTCGATTCTCCAGCGGATTCGCTGGCAAAGCATATCTAAACTAAGGAGAGAAACGTGGCAACAAAGTTCCTGACCAGCCTTGATCTTAGCAAAAATGAACTCCAGAACGCGGTAATCCAGAATCTTGCCACGGCTCCTGCGAGCCCAGTTGAGGGGCAGGTTTACTACGATACGGCGCTTGATGTACTCCGCGTATACGCTAACGGCGCATGGTCAAGTCTTTCGACTGGCGCAGGAACCGTTACTGCTGTTACTGGCACTGGCGCGATCTCCTCGACTGGCGGAACTACTCCAGAAATCAGCATTGCTGACGGTACAACGAGCGTTAAGGGTGCTGTCCAACTAGAGGATTCCACGTCTAGCACTTCAACCAGCAAGGCTGCAACGCCTGCGTCCGTCAAGTCTGCCTACGATCTTGCCAACGGCAAGGCAAATCCTTCTGACACAACCTTTGTTGGTACGACCAGCGTTGCGCTGAATCGCTCGTCCGCAAACCTCGCCCTCACGGGGATCTCAAGCGTTGCGCTCCCAGGATCGACCTCAGGCACAACCACCCTTCAGCCAGCCGCAACGGCAGGCGGAACGGTTACCCTTCCAGCAACGACTGGTACGCTTGCTCTTACGTCTGACATTCCGTCGCTTACGGGCTACGTAACTGAGACTGGCACGCAGACCCTCACCAACAAGACGCTTACCGCGCCTATTGTTGATGGTGCTGGTGTAGTCTTTGAAGGCGCCACGGCTGACGGCTATGAGACAACCCTTGCGGTTGTTGACCCAACAGCAGACCGCACGATCACCCTTCCAAATGCAACGGGTACGGTTGCGTTGACTGAAAACAAGTTGAGCGCGTTTGCTGCGACATCGTCCAGCGAACTTGCTGGTGTCATTTCTGATGAAACTGGATCAGGCGCCCTAGTCTTTGCCAATACGCCAACACTTAACGGCGCAACCATCACTGCCACAGGGCAGACGCCGACAATTCACGGTATCTACCTGCCAGAAACGCACGGTATTTACTTTGAGGGCGCAACTGCTGACGATCACGAGACATTCCTATACGTTGTAGACCCAACCGCTGACCGAACAATTACCCTTCCAGATGCGACGGGTACGGTTGCGTTGACCGCAAACAAGTTGAGCGCGTTTGCTGCAACATCGTCCAGCGAACTTGCTGGAGTCATCTCTGACGAGACAGGTACTGGTGCGTTGGTCTTTGCTAACACCCCAACCCTTGTCACGCCAAACATTGGCGCAGCAACTGGTACGAGCCTTGTGCTTTCTGGCGACCTTACGGTCAACGGAACGACCACAACGGTAAACTCAACGACTGTAACGGTCGATGACAAGAACCTTGAACTTGGCTCTACTGCAAGCCCAACGGATGCTGGCGCTGACGGCGGCGGTATTACCCTTAAGGGCGATACTGACAAGACAATCAACTGGGTTGATGCGACCGACGCTTGGACCCTATCTGAGCATGTCAACATTGCCAATGGCAAGGTATACAGGATTAATGGCACGGAAGTCCTCAGCGGGACGACCCTTGGCAGCGGAGTCACTGGCTCAAGCCTGACCTCTGTTGGCACAATTGCCACGGGTGTGTGGAACGGAACCGCCATCGCCTTGGCGAATGGTGGTACGGGCGCAACGTCTGCCTCTGCGGCACGCGATGCCCTTGCGGAGAGCGGGTTTGGTCTTGCTCGAAGGAAGAGCGGTAGCGCTACCTGGACCGCTGGTGAGGCTAAGGCACTCACGCACAGCATCGGCACCAAGGACGTCACG